GCACCAGCACCAGCACCAGCACCAGCACCAGCAACAGCACCAGCACCAGCACCAGCACCAGCACCAGCACCAGCACCAGCACCACAACCCGACCCAGCACCAGCACCAGCACCAGCACCAGCACCAGCACCAGCACCTGCACCTCAACCCGACCCAGCACCAGCACCAGCACCAGCACCAGCACCAGCACCAGCACCAGCAACAACACCAGCAGTAGTTACCAGCTGTGATGATGAAGATTGCCAAGAACCTATAAATACTTATCAATCTCAACAAGTTTCGCCAGAACAAGACATTTCTCTAACTCCACCTGATTTATCTGAAGAGGAGTCAATAACTAATCTCACGCAAAAAATACCAGAATTAAATATTGGAGATAAAATGAGTTGGATTACACAAGCATTAGCAGCATTGTTTTCTACAATAGGTAATTTATTTACTTTTGAACCAGTACAAGACAATGACCCATATGTAAATGAAGAAAAAGAAAAACAGGGATATGTATATGTAGGTAAAATGTATATGAAACCAGAAGATGAAACAAAGAGACCAGAAAAGGTAAAATATATAAATTATAATCCAACTGAAAAGGATTTTTATATAGATGAACGTGAAGAAGTAAAAGAATAATTCATCTTTGGTAAAAAATAGTTAAATAATCATCCATATAATAATTTAACTATAATGTCTTTTCAATATGTCATGGCAAATATTCAAATACCGATTAAAGTATATGAAAATAACGTAACAGAACCATTACCAGAATACATAAAAATAAATATATCAGAATGTAATGAATTGCCAGAGAAAATGGAAACACCTGCAATACAAAGTGATTTTATGAATAAAATACAAAACATAATATCATCAAATAAGGAAGAAAACCAAGATATAGTAGAAATGCTTACTATATCAAGTGAAGAGTTGAATCACAAAAAACAAAAAAAAAGACCACATAATATGACATTTAAAAACAATATAATGTCAAAACGAAGAACACTAAAAAAGTATGCTTAATTCATAATATTAGGACGTTGTCCCTTCTCAACAATTAATGGTTCAGGAACCATAACAGGAAGCTTATCAATAACATTGAGCGATTTTACATTATGAATATTAGGGTTTACGGGTGCTTTTGGTTTAACCATATTACTTGTGCCAATACCAAATAATTGTGATTCAATATCACAAGGATTACCAGATAGATTTCTAGGAGCAATACGTCCTTGTAATAATCCATCGCCAGCAAAATAGGTATTAACTGGATTTCCATAATTATTTTTTTGACTTGTTAAGTAATCGCACATATTAGTATTTGATAATTGTTCTAAAGCATAATCGCCCTCATTATTTTTACTACGTGTAGAAGCCATCTTTGTATATAATAATATATATTTTATCTACAAAGAAATAACCTTATTTATGAAAAACTTTGGCGTGTAATTTTTTATATTCAGCAATTTGTGATATATCTGTTATATTTTGACTTGTGAAAATAGTCTTTAATAGAGAGTGAAATAAGTCTAAATAATCATAACCAAATAAAATCGTTAAACCAATATTAGGGTCGGTTGAAAACATATAAGAACCTGCTTTTTCATATAACTTCATAATTTCGGGGAATTTGGCTGTATTTTCCATAACATAATCAAGTGTATGAGCGGCAGATTCATAATCATACATCATCTCATCTTCAGTTTCATCATCTAAATCCATAGTAGTAGTATCGGGATAATTATTCGGGTCCATTTTGAATACATTGCGTAGACATTTGCGATATTCGTTATTATTAGAATATTGAATGTTCAAATTAGTTGGATATGAATATACAGATGTCATCATTTACTAAATAGAGTAAAGTATAATGTTTATGTTATTTTTCAATAAATATTATACGGAAGGGAAAAATTCCCAATCTAAATCTTCGCATACTTTTTTCCATATCATATCTTGTTCGAGTTGTTTTTCTCTATCCTTCATCATCGGGATATAGGGTAAATATTGTGTTTGGTCTAATAATACACATAGTTGATGTAAGGTATACGTATAATTAAAAAAGTTGGTTCTATTAGCGGGACAATGGACCGCCCAAGGTTTTTGAATTTCAATAAATAATACACATAACGTTTCGTGTAATTCTTCATTCATAACCGGTGGTTTTATTCCGAAAAGAGAATTGATATATTGTATATGTTCGAAGTATTTATTAAGACCTAATTTACGTAACAACTCTCTCATTTTGTCGTAATTAATTTGAGACATATCCGTAATTCTTTCTTTTTTAATACGGGCTTTTATAGCATCAATCACTTCTTCCGGTATTTGTGTGGTTTCTTTCGCTTGAAACTGTGAAAGGATTTCTTTAAAATGATTAAGACGTATATAAGCAGTATATGAAACTTCATTTGGAGGATCTTTATTATTTGGTTTGGAACTATCTACAATATAGGTTATGAATTTACCACAAGAAGGGTTATTGCAAATTAAAATACCCTCTTCGTCTTGTGGTATCATTTCGCCCATTTTACAAAACTCACACGTGTCGGACTCAACAAAATAATCTTGAGAATTAGTAAATTCATTAGTCACATTTCTCCAATATTGCTGTGTATTTTTTTTGGATTGTGTGTATTTATGAATATTTGCATCAGGCGATTTATCATCGGATTTAATCTTAAAAAAATTATTAAGTGCGTCGGTTGAAGCAGTATCGTCAATATTTGATGAAATCTGTTGTTTTTGTTCGAAGTAATCAAAAATGAATTTGGAATTGTTTAATAAATATTGTTTCTTTTCGTGTTTTAATTCCTTTATTTTATTACGTATTTCTTTGATTTTATCTTTACAATTCATAATCTCATCAATTTGTGTATGCTTCAACGTATGAATATGTTTTTTGATTTCTTCTTTCTCTCTTTCTAATTGTGGTATAGTTTCAGTTTCTGTTTTATTAAAGTGGTCTATTAATTCGCTATGTTTTTCATCAATCGTATGTATAGTTTTTGATTGTATAGGTTGCCCCTTTTTTTGGCTTCCTGTCATTAGATGAAGTATTTTATATAGGTGTTTTTATGTTAATTTTTTGTCAATAGAATATTATTACACTAAAAAAGAAAGGAGGGAGTAAATAAGAATAAAGTAAGAATTTTTATAGCATGCAAGTTGTAGTATTAGTATGAGTATGAATAACAAAAGGAGGCTTTGAAAAATAGCATTGTTTGCAGTTAGTGGAATACCACAATGTAATCAATACATATAATCCTAATATATAATATGTCATTTTGCTTTGTATGTTGGTAATAATAACACGCAAAGTTTATCAATTTTGTAACCACTTAAACATTAGACATAATACATACTAATGTTTATAAACTGTGTAATTATACCTATAGCAATATACCAATTAGTAGTATTACAACAAGATTATGAAATAATCAATTTGAAAGTATATGATAAATTCTTTCCATCAAAGGATTATATATTTTACATAGACGACTTACCCTATTATGGAGAATTATCACAATTATCTCACGTATATAGTAATTATGGGTATGAACCAAAAAATGGATATAGTATTTCAAATAACACACTTGTAAACGACCACAAAGGACGTGTGTATTATAAAAAGGGTAAACAACTCTTCAATAACAAAGATGTATTTTCATATTATGCTGTAAATAGAAAAACACAATGTGTATCAAAACGAGGGGAAATAACAATAGTATCATCAAATGGAATAATAACAAAAAGTGATTTCTTAATTGATAATGAGAATTGGTTAATAATAGGAAATAAAAAAGAAATGGATTCTGTTTTTTCAAAAACAAGTATTGGTACGATATCTTATTATATTTATGGAAATGATAATCTAATCAATACAAGTAATATGAGAAACGAAATCCAAGAAGATAAAAGTTTATGGTATTTTCAAGCACCTAATAAGTTTTTAGGTAATATAGCCGTAGCATATGGAGGAAATATAGAATTTGATATAGTATCTTTTTCGGGAGATTTTTCGAAAAAAACATCTGAAAATAATTATGCGGTCATACTTGAATGTGATAGTTGCAATAAAAAATTAGGCATACCAATATCAAATGTAAAAGGATTGAGTGAATTTATGGGAAACCCTTCACATATATCAATATCAGTATTAGAAAATACAGGTTGGTTGGAAGAAGATAAATCAACCGGATTATTAAGAGAAGTAGTAAATAAATGTGATATAATATTCATTTTATCAAATATATCGGCAATGCAAATATTAGGTGACTGGACTCTATGGTATGAAACTATAGGGATAGATAATGTAGTTGTACAAAATGAAAAATCAATGAAATTGCCGATATGTTAGCACCACATACACTTTTGTAATTTGGTAGCACAATCCAGGCAAATTCTTGGTGCTAAATATAAATATCCAAAGGGATTACATATATGGTCCGGATTGCTATATCCATGAACCTTCTTTTTTCTACATTTTCTACATTTATATCTTGCGGGACATAATGGCACTTCGTTTTCATGAATTTTATGTTGTTTACATATGAATTCGTGTTTAGTAGGTTTCATATATTTTTCTATAGAGCTCATAGTAGTATTCTATATTGAGATTTTGTTGAACTCGTAAATAGTTGAATAAAATCGTATTTAGAAATAGTATAATGGATAATAAAAATAGTGAAACATCTTTATTCGATTTACCAAACAATATAAAATTAGAAAAGCCTGTATTTCAAAAAATGATATTTATAATGAATGCTTTAGATGAAGGTTGGAGTATTAAAAAATCGAAGGATTCCTATATTTTTACGAAAAAACACGAAAATCGACAAGAAATATTTCAAGAAGACTATTTAGAGAAGTTTTTATTAACAAATAGTTCATCGAATGCTTTATTATGCAAACAAATATAATATTTTTATCCTTATAAATATTATAATTTTATAACCAGACATTATCTAGTAAATACAAATATATTTAGGATATTACAACTGTAATTAGAAATTTACAATTGTAATTTAATAAATCGGCGATAAAATTACAAAAAATAGAATTATCGGTGAATATGGTATTAGAAAAATTATGTGTGTTTAGCAATAGTCTTTAAAAAAATTAATTATACGTTTTTTTCTGAAATTTTTTTCTTTGTAAAGTATATAATTCCATACAATGGCTGGAGGTTTAATGCAATTAGTCGCCTATGGCGCACAAGACGTATTCCTTACTGGAACCCCTGAGATTACTTTCTGGAAAGTCTCTTACAGACGCCACACTAACTTCGCAATGGAGTCCATCGAGCAGACCTTCTCCGGTCAAGCCGATTTCGGTCGCCGTGTTACCTGTACTATCAGCCGTAACGGTGATCTTGCCTACCGCACCTACCTTCAGGTAACTCTTCCCGAGATCAACAAATCTATGGGAAGTGGCGATAATCTTCATGCCCGTTGGTTAGACTTCGTAGGTGAGCAGCTCATCGCTCAAGTTGAGGTTGAGGTTGGAGGTCAGCGCATTGACCGCCAATACGGTGACTGGATGCACATCTGGAACCAACTTACCCTTTCCAAGGAGCAACAGGCTGGTTACTACAAGATGATCGGTCACACTACCCAGCTTACCTACCTTACCCACCCTGACTATGCTAACGTAGCTGGACCTTGCGCTGCCACCGGTGCCCCTAACCAGGT